CTAGATTTTGTTTAACCAACTCTAAATCTAAAGGAAATCTATACTTTCCATCATTAAATCCGTCAAAGCAATAGTGGCATTTGAAGTTACACGTAGTTCCTACAATATAACCAATATGCAAGGAATCAACTGCATCGTGATCTATAATTTTAATTGGGTTCATTTCTTTTTACCTATTAACATATATCGATCATATTTAGGTGTTTCTAAATTTCCTCTATAAAATGGTTTTATATGACTCATTTTTGTAAAGTCATTTAGATCAATTGAACATCTTTTATGTTCTTCGTGTTCAAAATAATTATTACTTTGTAATACAATAACTGCATCATCTGGTTGATTAGACAGCCATTGCTGATACTGTTCTTGCGTAATATGTTCACAACTTGTGTTTATAACTACATCGGCAGATGTTTCAAAACCGCACATATCTGTTGTAATTGCGCTAAATTTCCCTTGCATTTCGTAACGCTTATTAATTGTATTAGCTATATCTTCGCACACAGGGTCTATATCCACGCTTGTAATGCTGTTTATATTGATATTAGAGTTAAACAGTATACTTGCAAGCACTCCGTTCCAGCCGCCGTATATGACGATATTTAACGGTCTAACGGGTACAAATCCTACCAAGTTCTCAGCTAACCATACTTTGCTGTTTACTTGCCCTTTCCAAAAACTTTCAAGTGTGCGATAGCGATCATCACTATTGCGAATAGCATCCATCCAAAATAATACGTCTTGTATATCAATTTTCATACTGTGCCTCAAACTTTTTAAAACTGCCACACTGCTTTGCACACTCTTTTAGAGGATCACACCCCCAAGTGTCTTGTATTGAATTAAAGTAGTTAGAATTAAATATTTCACGTAAACTACTGTTATATAAATTAGGTGCGCTGCCTATTCTAGTTGTTATATCTACTCTACTGTCATTGTGCGGAGGAATAAATTGTAGGTCTGTCCAACAACACGCCGTAACATTTCCGTTAGCACCTATGTAAATGCTGTTTTCTTTTTTAGCCTTACAATCAATAATCTTAGAATCAGTATTAACTTTTGCTCTATGTTGTATGCTTTTTTCTGTAGGAAATAATTCATCAACTTTAATTCCATTAGCATCAATAACTGTCAAACTGTTGTCTCTAAAACGACTTGTGTTTTTGTGAAAGAATTCTTTAAATCCTATTTCTTTGCTTAACTGCCTGCAATCTTCAACTTGGTGTTTGTTATGATCAAAAACTAACATATCCCATACCGCATAACCGCCGTTATTAATAAACGTTTTTGCGTTTTGTATAATCTTTTGCCAATTAGTATTGATACGATATCTAGAATGTGTGTCTTCTAAACCGTCAATGCCAAATCTAATATCAACATTTAGGTCTGCAAGTCGTCTCCAAAATGATTCTGACTTAGCACTGCCGTTTGTATTCATACTTAATACCATATTAGGATTGTGGAAACGCAGGTAAGTAAAAATTTCTAAAGTATCTCTAGCAGTAACAGGATCGCCAAAATTACCGCACATATATAATTTGTCTAGTTGCTTAACAAAGGCAATATCAAACCATTTTTGAAACTGATCGTATGATATTTCATTCAGTTCTAAAAATGGACTCTTAGGGCCGCCTTGTATATTTCTTGCACACATCGGACACGCTGCCTGACACTTGCTAGTAATTTCAAAATGTATATCCCTAATATCAGCTAACTTATACATTTTTTACCTTTGGTATTTTTGAGTCGGCGCTGCTTACGCAACTAGGAGTAATGCACTGTAATGGTGCTTTAAACAGCTCAAATCCGCCGTCTAACGTGCCTAAGGGTTGGTCGTGGCAACTATAACTGCGTTTTACTTCGTTTTCACGTATAACGCATCCTTGATAACCTGCATTACAAGTCCATCCTTTGAACTTGTTAAAGCCAAACGCATTGAAACGTTCTGCTTGATCTAGTTCGTACTCTATTCCTTGATTGTCATAGAGCGCGACTTGTGCGACTTGCTCTCCGTTCCACTTTTGGGGAAACCCTTGCTGCATTTGTTGTATTTGTCCATTGCTGTATCCATCCACCACATAGGAAGCGGTAGGATCGGACTGGGGCTTGAGAGTAACATTGATACCTCTGGAGGCAAATCGTTCACAGCGTTCGTATAACTCTTGGAAAATTTCCGGAACCATAACTTGATTAATCGTAACATATACACCTGCTTTCATAAGCTGAAGACATTTGTCTCCAAACTCTTGTTCATTTGCAAACTCTGCGTGATAGCTTGCTGTTATACTTCTTCTTTGCAAAGTACTAGTTGACTCTATCCATCTGTTCCACCACTTACTTCCAGGTGACAAGTTAGTTGTCATATGTATACTTTGATACTTGGGTGTTGCATCACTGCAATAATGATCTATGATCTCCCCAAAGTATTTATACGCTGTGGGTTCGCCTCCTGAGAAGCTAAAATGAAAGTCATTGAAGCCGTTGTTTCTTGCTTGACGTTTTATTTCGTCTATTGTGTTTATGTACACATCTAAATTTTGATGATCAGGCGTACTTGACCTTGCATAAGGCCAACAGTAACTACAGTTATAATTACAAAATCTCGCAAGAATCCAAGACACTGTAAATAGCTCAGTATCTAATAAAGTCTTTTGACCAAAGCGTGTAATATCATTCCACGGTATTTTGTTGAAATTGTTCATATAACCATTCAAAATTATTTATTAGCCCCAAATCAGCCCCGCTAGAAAGCCCATACTGCTTGCCAGCAATAGCACCTGCAATAGCGTACTCACCGAAGGGAACATTCCCTCCAACTGTTGTCCATATTTGTAATCTTTCGTCTGTTTCATTGTCTACTTGTCCTCGTATTGTCTTACTTGATAATTTACAGCACTCTCTAAATGCTGACTTCCACGTATTAAATTCTGTTGTGTTAAACACTGTATTATTACTAACTTCAGGCATTGCATTAAACTTAGTAGAAATACTAGTTGTCATATCTGTTTTTGTAACATCCATTTCTAATGTTTCTTTTACAGGAAACAACTTTACACCACCGTACCCATATTCTAGATTATTAACAGGATTACGACTGCGCCAGACAAACACATTGTCTTTTTGCCACTTTGGTACTTGGTATTCAAGAATAAAATCATCAAGTAGTTCTGCGTCACCGTCAATGACCCAAAACATTGTTGTGTCACATAACTTAGCGGCTTCAATATGTGCTTGATGAATTCCTTTTACACCGTCAACTCGTTTAGCCTGTGGGTATCGTTTTAATAACTGTTCGTAATGCTTGTCTGCATTAGGTTCGTTATAACTAATAAACACAATGTCATACGGTTTAGGAATACTTGCTAAATGAGATATTTCTTTCTTTTTTGTATACCAGCAAAATTCATATTCTCTTTTAGAAATATATTTATTTTTATGATGAATCATTATGCCGTCATTATACAGCCCGTTCTTAAAAATATGAATGTTGTCTTTTTCCCATATGGGTATTTGATAGTCAAACAAAAAGTCTGCTTCAACGTCATTAGGAATTACCCAGACAAATTCACTTGTAACTGTTGTTAGTTGTAACACATAATCATCATAATTGTCAACATATATCTGTTGATATTTCTTTGGATAAGAAGCAAGTTTATCTACTTCCTTTTTGTTAACAAAGAATCTATGCTCAAATTCTCGTTTTGAAACTAATGTGTCTCTATGACAAATAAACAGACCATCAAATTCGTTTCCATTTTTAAAAATATGTACTGTACTTCTTTCCCAGTAAGGTATTTGATAATCAAAATTAAAGTTACTGTCAACATCAACGTCTGTAGGAATTACCCAAACAAACTCGCTACTACAAGACGACATTTGTGAAACATAGGTATCATAATTATTAACATAAATTTTATCATATGCTTTTGGAGTAGATGCAACAGTGTCTACTTCTTTCTTGTTCCTAAAGAATCTATAATCAAATTCTTTTTTTGCTACTACGTTATCTTTATGGCAAACAAAAATGCCATCAAACTCAGATCCATTTTTAAAAATATGTACTGTGTTCTTTTCCCAATAGGGTATTTGATAATCAAAGTCAAAATCTACATCAACGTCATTAGGTACTACCCAAACAAATTCACTTGTTACTGATTCTATCTGAGTAACATAGTCATCGTAATTATTAACTTTAATTATATTGTAGGGCCTTGGTGCAGAAGCAACAGTGTCTACTTCTTTTTTGTTTCTAAAGAATCTATAATCAAATTCTTTTTGTGAAACAGATGCATTTTTATGTTGCAAGAACAATCCGTCATTGAACTGGCCATTTTTAAAGATATGAATTACATCTTGTTCCCAGTAGGGTATTTGATAATCAAAGTTAAAACTAGTCTCAATATCATTTGGTACTACCCACACAAATTTACTTTTAGCAAGTTGTAATTGTTTAATATAGTCGTCATAATCTTTTACAAATATTTTTTCATATGGCTTTGGTGTCGAAGCAACAATATCAATTTCTTTTTTGTTTCTAAAAAATCTATAATCAAATTCTCGTTTTGCAACTACATTATCTTTATGACAAATAAACACTCCGTCAAACTCAGAGTTGTTTTTGAATACGTGTACGTTATCACGTTCGTAGTAAGGTATATGATAGTTAAAATTACAGTTTTCATCTATATCATCTGAGATTACCCATACAAAGTCGCTTTGTGCTGATTCCATCTGAGTAACATAGTCATCGTAGTCACTAACATAAATTTTGTCATATTCTTTTACAGTTGAAACTTGTATATCAATTTCTTTTTTGTTTCTAAAGAATCTATAATCAAATTCTCTTTTAGATATATCGTTGTCTTTGTGTATTAAAAATACTCCGTCATAAAACTCGCCATTTTTAAATACGTGTACGTTATTCTTTTCAAAATACGGAATGTAGTAATTAAAATCCCACTCTACACTAACGTCTGTAGGTATTACCCATACAAAGTCGCTTGTAGCAGATGATACCTTTGCAACATAGTCATCGTAATTGCTTACATAAATTTTTTGATATGCTTGCGGAGTAGACGCAACAATGTCTACTTCTTTCTTATTCCTAAAAAATCTGTAACTTAATTCTTTATCTGATACAGTTGCATTTTTAGGAAACAAACACAGACCGTCAAAATTTTGACAATTTTTAAATACGTGTATATACTCTTGGCTATAATCGTCAACTTCGTAATCAAAATTAAAGTTACTATCAACTTCTAAATCCGGCCATACTGTCCAAAAGAATTTTGTAAAACACATTTGTTTTGCCAGAGTGATATTATCTGCTTGTTTTGCAGTAGGGTATTGTTCCTTTAGTATCTGAAACTGTTCTTGGTTAGAGCCAATAAAGATGATATCATACATTTATATATTATACAGCAATTTTTTATATTTTGCAACCTTTAATTTTGAGTAAGTGTTTGGAAATAATTCCAGTTATCGTCAAGCATACGATTTTTTTCAGGCATATTTAACCAAAGGTTATTACCATTTTCGTCATCAAGTGATCTTAACACTTTGTGAAAGTACTTTTTATTCCAGTAAAGAAGTTCAGTAATGTCATTTAAAAAGTAAGTTTTTAGATCCATATGCAGGGCGTG